TGTGGAGGATTCCCAATAAGGACGCAGAAGGCGGTTTTATTGAGATACCCGTATCAAAAGCGGCTGCTATCCTTGGTCAAGGTAGTGCTATCCATGAAAACGCTCGCAAACTGAAAGCAGAACGAGCCGATTTTGAAGAATATGAGTCAAGACGCAAGTCTGAACTAGATGGATTGCAGATTGGTTTAGAGTTAACAGTTATTCCGCAGCTTCAAGGAGCAGCAGACGAACTAATAACCCTTCAGCAATATAACCAGCAATGGCGGCAAATCTACGACAGTGCGACTTCTGAAGTGCAGCGTAGCGAGGCTGAAGCAGCAATGCGACAGAACGCTAAGTTAATTGAAGAAAAGTCGCAGTTCATTCAAGCGAATCGTCCGAAAATTGACTATTTTTATAATCATAGAGGCCAACAGGTTAGGCAACAACTAGAAGCTGCCCGACAAAACTTCTCTGATAAAGAACTAGCCAATAAAGCCAACTTTAACGAACTTCGTGAAAAGCTGGCAAAGGACTGGAAAGGTGCTAATGCAGGTTTTGTTCCTGGTGTGCCAAACATTGATTTGGTGTCCAGTGATGAATATCTGTTGGGATTGATCCGAGATGGAATGAAATTCCGTGAAGGACCCAAAGTGCGAAATGTTGGAGGTTCGCTGGCTGCTGCTAGTAAACCAACATCACGAGCCAAAACTGCACCTGAAGATAAGACTACAGAACTTCAAAAGAAGGCAAATTCGGGCGACAAGTCTGCGGCCCGTGATCTTTTGGCAACAATGTTGGCGGCAAACAAAACACGCCGCCGTTAATCTTTAGGAGTTTTATTATGGCTACTATCACCTCTGCCGCACTAGGCAATGGTAATGGTTCGTACACAACGGACATCGTGGTTAAGGACTTGGACTTGACCGTTTCTAACTATGTTAAAGACCGCACTCCGGTTACCAACATGGCAATGAGCAAGAAGCGCAAAGTCAACTCGACTCTGCACATCTGGCCCAATGACTATTTCCGTGTTCCCGCTTTGAATGCAAAGTTGGAAGGTGCTTCGGTTGCTGCATCTGATGCCGCTTCTAACACCCGTTCTAACTTGGGTAACTACACCCAGATTTTCACAACCACAATCGGTGCTACTGGTACTGCTCGTGCTGTGGAACAGGCTGGTGGTGATCCCCAGGCATATCAAGAAGTCAAGCAGTTGACTGAGATTATGTTTGACGTTGAACTCCAGATGCTTCGTGCTGATGGCGCTTCGATCAAATACTCTGGTCAATCCGCTTCGCAAGGCTCTTCGCCCAACAATGGTCGCCGTTTCGGTTCGCTGTTTGCCTTTGCTGGAACTCGTTCCGGTAACGACACAGACGGCACTTCGGTTCTGAACCTGGCTTCGTCTGATGGTACTGACACCACAACCGCTACTGACACCAACACTCCGTTCAACGGCGTATTGGCTAATGCCGGTTTGGGTTATTTCACCTTCAGCACTGGTGTGACGCTGCAGCAATTCAGCCCGTACCTGTACAAGCAGTTGGTTACTGTTGCTGAGCAACGTTTCAACGCCAAGATCACCAACATGGTGGTTCCAACGTCGATGCGTACTCACATCAGCGACATGATGCCTACCAGCCGTTCGATCAACCGTTTTAACCCTGCTGACAAGGGCGACACGATTGGTACTTACGAGGGTGACTTCAACTACACCTATCAGATCGACGATTCGTGGGTCATGGATCAAACCGGTTCGGATAACACCTCCGCTTTGTTTATGAACCCTGACGTTATCCAGTGGGGTTCGTTGCGTGAACTGGGACCAAACAATGAAGTTTTCAGCAATGCTGACGCTTCGTTGGACCAGTACATCATGGAAGGCACTTTGATTGTGCGTAACCCCGCAGGTGTGGGCGTTCTCGCTGCAATCAGCCCGACTGGCGCTGCTGTTACCGGACCCCGTCCGAGCGCACAGGTTAAGCGTTACCTGGCCTAAACCTCTTCGTAGGTTTTCTGAAGGGAATCTCGAAAGGGGTTCCCTTTGGAAAGACATGGAGCAAAGTATGGAACTAAATCTAAACAATGAAGAAGCCAAGGTCAATGAGGACTATTACCTCAAAGGCAATCTTGAGGCTGGCATTGAAGGTGCATTGTTAAAGAATGACAAGATGTTCAATGAGATCAAGTCTGGCACTTGGTCCCAAACCTTTAACACCAAAAATATTGACTACAAGATTGGTGCTGTTGATGGCGAATGTTATGTTCAATATAGCCAAAAAAACGTAGAAGCAATTAAACAGTCTTGCAAAGAACGGCGTGAGTTTTACAAAGAGCATGGCACAGACAACCCTTTCTTTGCTGGAACATTCCATGCAATGGAGTTGCCTAAGTGTTTTGCCCATGAGATTAGTTCCAAGTGGTTTAACAACCGCCCTTGGGAGTTAATTAAGCAGGTAAAAGCAGACAAGATTCTGTTTTACGCTATTGTCAACGAATATTATTCTGACTTTGTATGTCACCCTACGGGTAAAATACCTTTGCCCTATAATCCAGCTATTCCGACAAAGTAAGGAACGAACATGGCCCTTTTCATCCAATCCGCTAACGCTTTGGTTAGCCGAGTAGCACAATGGGTAGGGGCCATTCCTTCTTCCATCGGTATTAACGCTACGGCGATTAATACAACTACCGGCGTTATCACCACAGCTTCTTCTGCTGTTGGAACAGTTCTTGTTGGTGATTTTATTGGCCCGACTGTTACAGGCCCATATACGGCTGTAATGGCTGTAAGCAGCACAACCATCACAGTCTACGATCCGGACGGGATTTGGACCGGTGTAAGCCTTCCTACAGCCATTCTTAAACTGCCTACCCAGTCTTGCATTGAGATTCTGGGTTGTATCCAGATGGCAGAGTTAAAAATGCGTACTTTGGAACTGCCTTCGCTGCGTACCAATCCCTACGATCCGACAAACCCTTCTATCTTGACTGTCAATGCACAAGGCTTGGCTCCTATCCCTTCGGATATGAATATGCCAATTCTTTTCTTTCAAGAAACTTACAGCACAACGGCTCCGTCTACCACAGGTAATGTTGGCCCTTGGATTATTTATGACCGAGTTGGTGACCGAGAGATTATTCGTCGCCGAATGATTGATCAGTTGTACGTCAAACCTTTTGGAGTGCCACGGGTTATTCGTGCTTCGTTCTCTGAAGTTGGCCCAAATTATGTATTTACGCCTAATCCTGGTGAAAATACGATTATTAAAGCCTATTATCAGCAAACATTTCCGTTTTTGTTTAGCCCAACCGCTGATACATTAAATCCTATTGTTCAGAATAACGCAGTATTGTCTTCGTTCCCAGAAGGTTACTTTTATGGTACTTTGTGGGCTTATTACGATAAGAATAAGAATACAGAAGAAGCACAGAAATGGATTGCACGATTTGATGATGCGTATGGCCTGATTGAAGACCAAAACTTTAAAGGTAAATGGCGTGGTGGAGATCAGCACTTAACAAGTGAATTCCAGCCCCGTAACTACCGCTATTCTTTTAAATAGGAAGCAATATGGCTACTGGTGGTCTTTACGGCAGCACTTCTACCGGCACAGTTGCTCCACAGTCCGGTTCAGAGTCTATTGGGCTGTATGGAAACAATACAGTTTTTGGTGGAACCTACTTTGAGTGGTTTATCTTCCAAGATGCGGCAATCCAACCAGCTACTCCCACGGGAGGTTCTTGGAGTTTTACAACCAATGTCGGTACACCACCTACCGGTTGGTCAAATACGCCTCCCACTAGTCCTGCTTATAAAGTTTGGATTTCTATTGCTTTGGTTAACTCCAAAGGAAATGGAACGCTAACCTGGTCTATTCCTGGTCAACTTGTAAGTCCTGCTGGTAGCGGAACAGTTACCAATGTATCTGCTCTTACGCTAGGAACTTCTGGTACAGACGTTTCCTCCACTGTAGCCAATAGCACTACAACGCCGGTTATCACTCTTAATCTGCCTACAGCCTCTGCCACTAACCGAGGTTTGCTAAGTGCAGCGGATTGGACTACGTTTAACAATAAAGGTTCTGGCGCTGTTACCAGCGTAACTGCTACTGCTCCTCTGGCCTCTTCCGGTGGGGCAACACCTAATCTGACAATTACCGCAGCAAATAGCACTACAAGCGGTTATTTGTCTAGCACAGACTGGAATACGTTTAACAACAAGCAACCTGCTGGTTCGTACTTGGTGTCCGGTGGGGCTCTTGGTACTCCGTCTTCTGGCACATTGACTAACGCCACTGGATTGCCACTTACTACCGGCGTAACAGGACTGCTCCCAATAGCAAATGGTGGTACAAACGCCTCGACTGCTGCTGGTGCATTGACAAATCTTGGCGCTTATCCTGCAAGCAATCCTTCTGGATACACATCAAACACTGGAACAGTAACTTCGGTTGCCTTGTCTGGTGGTACGACTGGATTGACCACTTCTGGTGGCCCAATTACAACCAGCGGAACAATTACTCTTGCTGGAACTTTGGCAGTTGCTAATGGCGGTACTGGAACTACTACACCTTCATTGGTGGCTGGAACCAACATCACAATTAGCGGAACTTGGCCTAATCAAACTATTAACTCCACTGCAATTGGAGGCGGTACAGTTACTCTTGTATCCACAGGAACGGGATTGACTGGTGGTCCAATCACCACAACCGGAACAATCTCTCTTGCAAACACAACAGTAACTGCCGGTACTTACACCGCTGCAAACATCACTGTTGACGCTCAAGGCCGTATTACAGCAGCAGCCAATGGCTCTGGTGGTGGTGGTGGAACAGTTACCTCGGTGGCATTAAGCGCACCAGCTTTCCTTACTGTAAGCGGAAGTCCTGTTACTACATCTGGAACATTGGCTCTTTCGTACTCAGGTACGGCTCTTCCAGTGGCTAATGGTGGTACAGGTGTAACTACTTCAACAGGCTCTGGATCGGTTGTTTTGTCTACTGGTCCTTCTTTGGGTAGTGCAACTGTTTCCGATTACGAAACATTTACAAGCGTTTCTGCTCCAACATATACAGCAGGACGTATTTGGTACGATTCAACACAAAAAGCATTGTCGTATTACAACGACATAACCAATAACACAATTCATATTGGTCAAGAAACGCAATTAAAAGTACACAACAACACTGGATCAACCATTACAAAAGGTTCTCCGGTTTACGTTACTTCTACATCTAGTGGATTTTCATATCCAAATATTGCTCTTGCAAAAGCAGATACATTGACAACAGGAAATTGTATTGGTTTGGTTAACCAGGACATTGCCTCTGGTGCAGATGGATATGTAGTTATTTCTGGTCTTGTTACTGGAGTAAGCACTGGATCGTTTACTGTTGGCGACATTCTTTATGTAAGCCCGTATTCTGCGGGTCAATTGATGAACACATTTCCTCCAACGGGATATGCTGTTCGTATTGGTGTGGTTGCTTATGCAAATTCTCCAAATGGAAACATTTATGTAAATCAATCAAATGCTTTTGTTCAATCGTCTGCTATTGTTGGTGCTGTTGCAATTGCAAATGGTGGTACAGGTCAGACCACAGCAGCCGCAGCAATTACTGCATTGGCTGGAACGCAAACTTCTGGCTACTACCTTCGTTCCAATGGTACAAATACGTTACTAGCTGCTATCCAGGCCGCTGATGTACCAACACTCAATCAAAATACAACCGGAACTGCTGCCAACATTACGGCTACTAGCAATTCCAGTCTGACAACTCTGAGTTCTTTAAGTTTGCCTGGTTCGCAAGTTACCGGCAACATTAGCGGAAATGCAGCAAACGTAACAGGCACTGTAGCCATAGCAAATGGTGGCACTGGACAAACTACTGCATCTGCTGCGTTTAATGCTCTTTCCCCAATCACTACTACCGGTGATTTGATTATCGGCAATGGTTCTGGGACTGCTACTCGCCTTGGTATTGGCGCAAATACTTATGTCCTTACTTCTAACGGCACAACGGCAACATGGGCTGCTGCTGCAAGCGGTTCTGGAACAGTAACCTCTGTTACCGCTGGTACAGGACTTACTGGTGGAACAATCACCACTAGCGGCACAATTGCACTTGCTACTACTGCTGTAACGGCTGGAAGCTACACAAGCACAAACATCACAGTTGATGCTTATGGACGCATTACTTCTGCTTCCAATGGTTCTGGCGGTGGAGGCGGTGGCACTACTTATGTACGCACTTCATTTACTGCTACTGCTGGACAAACCGCATTTGTTGTAAATTACACAGTTGGTGCTTTGCAAGTATTCCTAAACGGCGTATTGTTGGCAACATCTGATTACACAGCAACAAGCGGAACAGGATTTACATTAGCAGTTGCAGCGGGTGTAGGTGATATTGTTGAAGCTGCTGCATTTAACTCTGGCGCTTACACCAGAACATCATTTACAGCAACTTCTGGACAAACAGCGTTTTCTGCAACTTACACAGTTGGCTATCTGCAAGTCTATGTAAACGGCGTATTCTTATCTACAACAGACTACACGGCAACTGATGGTGCAACAGTTACGCTTGGCGTTGCTACTGTTGCTGGTGACACTGTAGACATTATTAACATTACTACAACTGCTGCTAGTGGTAATGGTGGTTTGTCTTGGCAAGCTGTTCAGACAGCAAACTTTACCGCTGTAACTGGTAATGCTTATCCAATAAATACAACATCTGGCGCAATTACAGTTACGCTACCTGCAAGTCCTTCTGCTGGAAATTTTGTTTGTTTAACTGATTACGCTGGGACATTTGCAACCAATAATTTAACAATTAATCCAAACGGAAGCAAATTAGATGGAACTACGATAAATGCTATCGTAAACACAAACAGAGAATCAGTGCATTTGGTTTACATTGATTCAACTCAAGGTTGGATTCCTTATTCTGGATTTAACACATCAACACCAATTCAAACGTATTCTGCTTCCTATTTAATAGTTGGCGGCGGCGGTGGTGGTGGCAATGGTTCTGCGGGAGTGGATAATGGCGGCGGCGGCGGTGCTGGTGGAGTAATTACAAATACAACTACTCTTACAGGAGGAACTACATATTCCTTTGTTGTAGGTTCTGGCGGAGCAGCAGGAACTGCTGGAACAAGTTCTACTGGATTTTCTTTAACCGCAATTGGTGGAGGGCGTGGAGCAATGGCTGCTGGTGCTGCTGCAAGTTCTGGCGGCTCTGGAGGTGGCGGTAATGGAACCACAAATACTGCTGGAGGCACAGGCACATCAGGACAAGGATATGCTGGCGGTACTGGCGGCTCAACTGGCGGCGCTTGTGGAGGCGGTGCAGGCGCTGTTGGAAGTAATTATGTTTCTGGAGGAACGGGTGGTGTAGGAGTATCTTCATCCATCACAGGCTCTGCTGTTTACTATGGCGGAGGCGGCGGTGGTTCTGGCGGTATTTACACATACCCCAATGGTGGCAATGGTGGCGGCGGTACGGGAAATGCAAGTGGGGCTGCTGGCGCAGCAGGGTCTGCAAACACAGGCGGCGGCGGCGGAGGCGGTTCCGGTTCTGGCGGTAGCAATACAACTGGCGGCGCTGGCGGTTACGGAGTAATTATTCTTTCCGTACCAACCTCTAATTACTCGGGCTTAGTAACTGGATCGCCAACAGTTACCACTTCTGGATCTAACACAATCATCAAATTTACTGTTTCTGGGAGTTACACCGCATGAGCCATTTTGCAAAAGTTGTTGATGGAATTGTTGTTAAAGTTATTTCTGCTGAACAAGAATTTTTTAATACATTTATTGACACTAGTCCGGGGCTTTGGTTGCAAACTTCTTACAACACTAGAGGTGGCATTCATTACGCACCAGATACCAACACGCCAGACGGCGGTATTGCATTAAGAAAAAACTACGCTGGGATAGGATACACCTACGACTCAACCCGTGATGCGTTTATTTCACCTAAACCCGCTGGCGATTGGACGTTAAACGAAACTACCTGCCAATGGGAAAATAATGATATTGTCCAAGTTGGTACTACTGGAGCCTAAACATGAGCCTTGCACGAAATCTATCCTTTTTGCCAGAGAACCTGGCTAGTACAGGTGCTACGTTAAGCATCCAAGAACTTGCCACAACGTCTGCTACGGCTGCTACGGGTACTGTTAACTTTGATGCAGTCACCCAGTCGGTGCTGTATTACACGACTAATGCTTCAGCTAACTGGACGCTTAATATCAGGGGTAATAGCACTACTACGTTGAATTCTGTAATGACTACAGGACAAAGCCTGACTATTGCTTTCTTGGTGACTCAGGGTTCAACGGCGTATTACAACAATGCCCTAACGATTGATGGAACATCGGTAACGCCTAAATACCAGGGTGGAACGGCTTATACCGCAGGAAATGCTTCCGGTATTGATGCTTACACCTATACAATCATTAAAACTGGATCAGCCGCTTTTACAGTATTGGCAGCACAGACTCAGTTTAAGTAAGGAATCGTATGCCTTTGATTAGCCGAATTGGATCAGCAGCATCTAGAGGGTTTGGCCTTTTTGGTGCTGTTGCAAAAGTCCTTGATCCTTACTTTAAGTACGTTACCTTACTTCTGCATGGTGACGGGACTAACGGCGCTCAAAACAACACGTTTCTTGATAGCAGCACAAATAACTTAACTATTACCCGTAACGGCAATACTACACAGGGTACGTTTAGCCCCTATGGTGCTAATTGGAGTAATTATATTGCCGCAACATCCTCTTTACAGGCACCCAGCGGTTCAAGTATCTCTGGCACAGGTAATTTTACATTAGAAGTTTGGATAAATCCAACAACTTTTGCAAGTGGATATCAGGTTATATTTGCCAATGATACTTCTTATGGATTTAGTTTTTCAATTAATTCAACAGGTACTCTTGGTTATGGACGCTCTTTGATATCAAATGATGGTACAACAACTGGAACAGTTACCTTTAACCAATGGAACCACATTGCTTTTGTTAGAAGCGGAACTGGAACAAGTCAATTTATTTGCTATATAAATGGTGTGAGTGCTGGTTCATTTACAAATTCTACAAGTTATGCAGCCGGTATTGTAAGAATCGGTACCGACGGTGGTGGTTCATCATTACCGTATACTGGGTATATATCAAATTTACGAAGCAATACTACAGCAGTATACACATCAGCATTTACGCCGCCAACTGCTCCATTATCTGCTATTTCTGGTACGACTTTATTGACTTGCCAATCTAATCGTTTTATTGACAACAGCACCAATGCTTTTGCCATTACCGTTAACGGCTCCATATCCATTCAACGCTTTAGCCCATTTAGCCCACCTACTGCATACAGTACAAGTGTCATTGGTGGGTCAGGGTACTTTGATGGTAATGTGGATTATTTGTCTGCACCTAGCAATGCAAATCTTGCACTTGGTTCCGGAGATTTTACTGTAGAGTTTTGGATTTATCCTTTAGATAATGGTGGCAGCGGAAGATCAATAATCGATCAAAACACAAACGGATCATTATTTTATTATTTGCAAAGCGGAACATTTAGTTTTCGTATTTATGCAACATCAACGCCATTACAAGCAAGTTTGCCATATACAAACGGATGGGTTCATGTTGCCGTAAGTAGACAAAGCAACACGCTTCGTGCTTTTATAAATGGCGCATTAACTGGATCAACAACAGATACCAATAACTATACTCAAAGCGGGACATATATTGGGACGTATGCTGGTGGCGCATCTCAATTTAATTATGGATATTTAGCAGACTTGCGACTTGTAAAAGGCACTGCTGTTTACACCTCCGCATTTACTCCCCCTACCACTCCTCTTACTGCTATCACCAACACTCAATTTTTGCTTAATTACACCAATGCTGGCATCTATGACAACGCTGAGATAAACGACTTGCAGACTGTTGGCAATGCACAGGTAAGTACAAGTGTTAAAAAATTTGGCACAGGATCAATGTCGTTTGATGGGACTGGTGATTACATTATTGGTTCTCAATTTAGTTCACCAATTCATGCAATAGGAAGCGGTGATTTTACGATTGAAGCATGGTTGTATACCAATGCAAATAAGTTACAAATTATTCTTGATACTGGCACAACAAGCGGTTCAACAACTGGAATTCAATGCAATTTAAACAGCAGCGGTTACCCATACATTGTGTTAAATAACACAGTTGTTTTAACGTCATCTATTGTTGTTAGTTTATCAACTTGGACGTATGTCGCATGGGTAAGAAGTAGCGGCACAATTACGATATATGTAAATGGCGTTTCTGGCGGTACTGCATCAAATTCAACTAACGCATCAGATACTGGTTTGACAATTGGAACTCCTAATGATTACAGAGATTCTAGTTCTACATACCATTTCAATGGATACATTGATGATTTGCGTATCACCAAAGGTTACGCACGAACCATAACTACGCCAACAGCGGCATTTCCTAACAATTAATCATGCTTTACTCTAAACTTGGTTCTATTCCCAAACTTGAGACAGACAGCACAGAAGGCTGGATTGAGGTATCTGATCCTCCTACTGCTGGTGAAGGACAAGAAGTGGTTTGGTGGTATCCACCAGGCTGGGTAGTACGTCCTGTTAAGCCCGAGGGTAATTGGTCTTGGAGCCAATCTACGGAACAATGGGTTGAGTACACCATTGAAACTATAGACGTTCAAACTACAAGCACCGATACAATCCAAGTCGGTACTACCAATAACGACACAATCCAAGTTGGAACGACATTAACATGACCGACTACACCAGACTTCGCACTCCGTTTGTGAACATGAGTTTCACACCGGATGTGCCGTCCAATGCGCTTGGACCCAACGAATACAACAGCGGATTAAACGTTGAAGCAGATGTTCGTGGGATTAAGAAAGTGTCTGGTGAGCAAGAAATTTTGTCTACTATTCCTGGAAACGTGGTTTTTATGGATGGTGGATTTCGTAACAACAATGCTTGGGTCTACATTGCCGCTACTCGTGAAGGTAAGTGGTATATGGTTACCTCTAGCGGGATTAGCAACATTACCCCTGGTGTTGGAGCAAATCCCAATGTAGCATTGTCTGGCTATTCTGATGATATCAATATCACTACCTCTTGGGTGGGTGAGGTGTTTTTCATCAACGATACGCTTCGTTCCCCAATGTATTTCCTGCCGACAGCAACGGAAATTTATTTGTACGATGCTGCTCCTGACAATTACATTTGGAATTACGATGTTGGAGTGTCTGCAACTCGTGCTGAATTTGTACGCAACTATTGCGCTCCTAATGTTGGCAACATTCTTATTGCTGGCAACATTACTAAAGACTACACAAGCAGCGGATTAACTGTTAACTACCCTACAACTGTTCGCTGGTCACAAGCCTTTGCTAATACTGGTGTAGCAGCCTCTTGGATGCCTACTCTTACCAACATAGCCAATGAACAAGAAATTCCTGTTCGTGGTCCTATTGTTGACGGATTCTTCCTTGGTGGAAATTTCTACGTTTGTTCTTATTGGGATACAGTAGTTTTCTCTCCTATTGCCTATCAAAACAGTACAGCACCTGTATTTGGTGTTCGTCTGTTTAACCAAGGCCGTGGATTGATTAACAACAACTGCTGGTCCAACACAGATGCAAACGTTTACGGCATTGATAGCAGGGATATTTGGATTTTTGATGGTTCTAACTTTAATCCTCTTGGCAATCAAAAAGTTCGTGATTACTTCTTTGCCAATCTGAGCACAACGTATTCTGATCGTGTTTTCATGGTCAACAATACTCAAAAGAACCAAATTGAGATTTATTACCCAGATCAAACGTCAACTGGCTGGTGCAACAAGATGCTGTCTTGGAGATACGATTTGCAGGTCTGGAATGCCCCCAAAGACGTAGCAAACGCCTGTAGTGGGTGTGAAGCCCCCAAGCTGGTCAGTGGAGCCTTTAAATATGCTTCTAGGACTGTTTCATACGCTCGAGGTGGAACAGCCAGTTCTAAATTAATTCAGACAGGAATTGGTAATTCGTTTATCAACAATGCTGCAATTCCTGCTTTGTTTGAAAGAAACAACGTTGTTCTTCAGACTCAAAATGGTCCAGTTCCTTACAGTTCTAAACTTTACGTTCACCGATTACTGCCTGAGATTGCCGGTAGCGGAACTATTAACATCACAACTGGTGGTTCTAACTCTACTGCCCAGGCTGCTACTTATGGTCAGACGGGAACAGTTTCCATAGTTACGGACAATCCTTGGGTGACCACTCAGCAAAACAACGTAAGAACAGTTTCTGTCAAAGTCGCTTCTAATGATGCAACAGATACTTGGAATCTGACGGCAATAAACTGGCAAGCCACTGTTGTTGAGGATGCTTTCTAATGCCGTATTTGCTTGATAGTAATCCATCGTCTTCAGAAATTTCTGAGGCGCTTAACTATTTGCTTTGCAACTTTGATACCAGCATTAGCAGCGATGCAAACACTGGTGAAGTAAAAGGACCAACTGGAGGAATTGTTGGTTACTTATACAAGTACATGGCAATCAAATATGCAGATTCTTTTGATGGCTCTGTAAACTTTAGCAATAGTCCTAGCGGAAGATCATATTTTGGTATTAGAAACAGCAATGATGCTTCTGAATCTTCCAATTACACGGATTACATTTGGAATAAAGTAACTGGTGGATTTGGTACTACTAAGTCTCTTTGGTACATAACCACTGGTGGACGGCAAATTCAATTTTCCGTTTCTGTTGCTTCTCCTGGTACAGGTTGGGTTATGGATGCAGGAGCATCTATTGATCTAGATGTTGTAACGTCTGGAACATCAACAACTATTGCCCAAGCATTTGTTTCGTATTTTTCTCCTAGTGTTCTTCAAGTTCCACGAACTGGATCACCTTTAAATCCTGTTTTTACAGGAATAACTCCTGCTTTGTATGCAACCAATTCCGGTGTTATTGTTCCTTTTACTAGTGCACAAACAGACACAAACGTTGCTTTTGTAAACAATTCATGGCGTATTGGCAATTCTGCAACAACGGGTAATGGAGACATTTCCTATACCAACATAACAATTGGTTCTCCTGCTGATGCTGGTGACTATGCTCTTTGGCCTACTCCAACGGCAATGTCTTCTAGTCCTGCCTACATAACAGTCCCCATTCGATTTAAAAACAGTACGGGCGTTGTTACCCAAGCATCTGTTTCTGGTATTCAATTGGTATTTTCTGATCCTGGTGCACAAGGTTCTACAGGAGCCACAGGAGCAACAGGAGCCACAGGAGCAACAGGCGCAGAGGGAAGTAAAGCAATAACCATAAGTGCTTTTCAATGGGCTACTTCTGCCCCATCTGTACCAACACAGGCTTTTACATATACATGGAGTTCTGGGGCTATTAGTGCCTATCCTTCAGGATGGACTTCTGCTGCTACATCAGCACCTGGTACTGGATACGTTCTATATCAATTAAACGTAATTATTACTGCTCTTGCTTCTGCAACATCTACCGCAACCAACTGGAATGTTGGATCAATTGGAAGCATTGGTTATCGTCAAGACGGAAGCATTGGTCCACAAGGAAATAATGCCCGTCTTATGTACGGAAAAGTAACGTCTGGAACTACATTTACAGGCACGGAAACAACTACAGGTTCTACCTCTTATCCAGATACAGGCAGTCACTTTGGTGTTTCGGGAGTAACTTGGCAAGCCTCTCCACCAACGTTATCTGTAAACGAATCTTTGTTTCAATCAGACGGCATTTATACTACTGGTGGCAATACACTTTGGCAAACACCTTATCTTTCTAATTTAAAGGTAGGTTCGCTATCTGCTATTTCTGCCAATCTTGGTGTAGTTAACATTTCTACTGCTGGAAATCTTAATTCTGGCAAAACATCTTTTTCTGATACAACTGCTGGTTTCTTTTTAGGCAATGATTCAGGAACACCTCGTCTTTCAATAGGAAATTCAAGCAGTTCATTTACTTGGGATGGTTCTGCTTTAGCTGTAAATGGTGGTTCTTTTACAAGTGGTGTTTTGCAAACAGCAACAAGTGGCGCAAGAATTGTTATAAGTAATTCTGATAATTCAATAAAAATATATAACGCATCTGGTCTTGCTGCCACTTTATATGGTTCTGCTTCTGATGGAGTAATTTCTTCTGCTGCTAGTGGTAGTGTTGCTGCAATATTAGGTATTCAAACTAGTACTTATCCAGCAATTTATGGTTACACCATTGGCACAAATTCTTCTCAAAATGCAATTTATGGAACTTCTTATGGAGTTGGCGTAAAAGGAGTAAGTAGCACTGGAGCAGAAGGTGTTTTTGGAATTGCAAATGTTGCTGGTGGTGGAAATCACGGAGTTCGTGGACAAAATCTAAATGGTGCTGGAACAGGATTAGTAACTTCTGGAATTATTGGTGTATCTATTGGATACGATTTTTATGCCGATGGAGCAGGAACAAACTATGGTCCGTTTACAGGCGCTCACGATGGATTGCTTCCTGTTGGTCAAACTGTTGAAATTGGCGATATATTGGTAGACGTTAAATGCGTTATTAAAAAGAATTTATCCAATACAGTTTTTGAAGTTGCTCAATCTACACAACCACAGCAAGTAGGAGTAATTGGTGTTTTGGTTGTAAACAACGGATTATTGGCTAACTCCAAACCAGCTGCTTTTATTGAACGCTTAGATGTAGATACATCTGGTAGTCCACCACAATACCAAACTGTTCAAGTAATGTATCCAGAATATGATTTAGTAAAAAATGACTATCAGTACATTGCCATGAACGCTGTTGGTGAAGGCCAAATAAACGTTTGTGGTGAAAATGGCAATATTGCTGTTGGAGACTTTATTTGTAGTTCTTCTATCCCAGGAAAAGGCATGAAACAAAATGCCTCAACTATAATGAACTACACAGTTGCAAGGGCAAGAGAACCAATTACTTTTGACAATCCAAGTGAAGTGAAAATGGTTGCTTGTATATACGTTTCTGGTTAAAAGGATAAATCATGGGCTCTCCCACAATGTCAACACAATCTCCACAAACTGGAGGTAAGTCAAATCAACTAGGTCAATTGGGTCAACAGGGTCTAGCTGGCGGTAAAGGCACGGCTGGTGGCATAGGTCAAAGTATGCAAGGGCAAAATACTATCCCTACTTCTGACATGATGACTAATTTTCAAAATGCTAGTCAAAATCAACAGATGCCACCTATTGCTGCGCCATCTATGCGACAGCCAGATAATTCTGGGATGACGGGTCAAATTATGATGCCGCAACGTCCATCACCTATGCCTCAACCTATGGGTCAAGATATGTTGGGCAGTGGTGTGGGACAAACTCAATCAACTAATCCTCAACAATCTGCTGGTGGCAAAGGAATAGCAGGTGGCACAATGAACGCTGCTAGTCAGCAAATGCCTTCCATAGCTGCACAAGAACAACCTGGCATGGGACAAGGCAATATTACTTATCCTAGCCAAAGTGGTCAGCCAGTAATGGGTATGCCTAATGCTTATTCCAATACTGTTGGACAACCAAATACACCAATGACACCAATGAATTCTGATGCTGGTATGCCTGGTGGTAAGAGTTCTCAGCAAAACGGCAAAATGGGCCGTTAATTAGGAGCAAATCATGGGAATGGGTAAATCATCAGGTAATCAAACAACCACTGTTCAGATGACTCCTGAACAGCAGGAAACGCTTCGCATTCAAAATGCTGCGTTAAGAGATACTTTTCTTCCTGCTTACCAAAACACTGTTGGTGGGGCTCAAAACGTTTACAACCAAACCGCTGGAAATGTTGCAAATGCAGCAACTAATGCGAGTAATGTTGCTGGTGCAACTGGTGCGCTACAAGGTGCTGCTGGAGCCCTTGGCTTAGGAACAGGAACTCTTGGTCAAACCGGACTTGCAAGTCAATTGCAAAATGCTGGTCAAAACATGAGTAATTTTGGTCAAGGAATGTCCGGTCAGATTGCTGGAGGACAAAACTTTGCTGGAACCAATATGCAAAACGTAGGCCAGGGTATGTCTGGTCAGATTGCAGGTGCACAGAATTATGCTGGCACTAATATGCAAAACGTTGGACAGGGCATGGCGGGGCAAATAGCCGGTGCACAAAACTATGCCGGTACCAATATGCAGAATGTTGGTCAAGGAATGTCTGGACAAATAGCAGGGGCTCAAAATTTTGCAGGTACAAATATGCAAAATGTTGGACAGGGAATGTCCGGACAAATTGCTGGTTCACAGAATTATTTGGGTAATCAATATCAAAATGCTGGCGCTGCTGGTCTTGCAAGTTTGTTTTCTCCTCAATACAAAAATGAACAAATTCAAGCATCTTTGCAACCTGCTAGAGAAGAAATTCGTGAACAATTAGGTGGTCAAAATGCTATGTTTGGAGGAGCCGGTGGTTTAGGTTCTTCTCGTATGGCATTGGCTAATCAAAACTTGTCTCAACTTGGTCAACAACGTCTTCAATCTGCTGCTGCACAAACTTCTGCTGCTGTGGAACAACAACGTCAAAACGCCGCAAATGCTTTGTTTGCCGGTGGTCAGAATGCAATAGGACAAGCAAATACTTCTTCTCAAAACTTGCTAACCAGTGGTCAAAATGCTATTGGACAGGCAAATACAGCTTCTCAAAACTTGCTTAACTACGGACAAAACGCTATTGGTCAGGCTAACACGGCATCCGGAAATTTGCTGAATTATGGTCAGAACGCCATTGGACAAGCAAACACTGCTGCTGGAAACTTGTTGACAGGTGGTGCAAATGCAATAAACGCAGCAAACACAGCTTCTGGCAACTTGTTGAACTATGGACAAGGGTCTTCTGGTCTTGCTGCTGGTTTGTATGGCAACCTTGCTAATCAAGGCGCTTCTAATCTTACGGGTGCTAACCAAGCTGCTGCATCTCAAATCGGCTATGCTGGAGCCCCACAAGATTTGTACTCTAGATATGCAGGTATCGTATTTGGTACGCCTCAAGCATCTACTACACCGAACTATGCTGGTACTCAAGGTGGCAGTTCTAGTGGTGGAAGCAAAAGCAGTGGCTTTAGACTTTAAAGGATAAATTATGGCTACAGGTTCTTTTGGTAGTGCTGGTTTAGGGCAACTTGGTCAAGACAAAAGTTATGCTACTGGAGGTGGTCCTTTAAGTGATGCTTTTTCTGGCGCTAAAGATATTTTATTGACCAAAGGAATTAAAGCCAGCGGACTTCAAGATTATTTAAATGGACTTGGCGGTAACACCGCTGTTCCACCACCTACTTCTACTCCTGTTGCTCCAATGGCTCCCGCTGCTCCAATGGCTCCTCCTGTTGCTCCTGTTATGAATATGGGTGCTGCCGATATGGGTGCAGGTGCTATGGAGTCAATTCTTCATCCAGAATTGGCAAGCACATTACTAACATCGTTGTTTTAATAGGATAAATCATGGCAGAACCACTAATCCCATTAACTCCTGTTGAAGACAACTTTCCCGCTATGGGGCCAGGTGTTGTTGCTGACACTTCTGCTCAATTTGGACAAGCAGTAGACAATCGTGATACTAAACAATTGCGTCAAATTGCCGCCAACAATGATGGCACTCCTATTGCAGATGCTGCAAATCACGTTGCAGAAGTAGTACATCGTGGCAATAAAGAATATAACGATACTTTTGGTCCAATTGAAAAGGCAGGTGGTCCAGCAACTCCAGAAGGTCGAGTAAAAATTGCAGATACCTGGAAAAACAATAGCCAAAATCCAAAGTACGGGGACGCTTTAATTGAGTTTGTTCTTGGAAATAAACAAGGTGCTCGTAAACTAATTACTGGTGGCACTCTTAGCACCAAGATTACTTACGACAATGCTGGCAATCAATTGTTGGAAAACGTTGATGAAGTTGGAGATAAACATTCAGTAGTTGATCTTGCAACTGGCAAACAACTTTCCCCACAGGAATATGCTGTTCGTAAAGGCGGTCAAGACAAACTGGCAGATACTCTTGGCTATCTTGCAGAAAAGAAAAACCTTGAAACAAATATTGCAGCAACAAATCTAACTATTGACAAAGCTAACAAAGCATTAGCTGCTGCTCCTGCTCAAATGCAAATGAATCAAGAGTTTGGTGCATTGTTGTCTGATCTAAAAAACAGCGATTTGCCACCAGATGTACTGGCAAAAGTTGCTCAGTTTTCCACAAGTTCAATTGGCACTTCTCAAGCAAGAAGCCAAGCACTTACCAAACTTGGTCAATTGATTAAAAGTGGTAGTGTGAAAGAGGGCGATCAAGTTGAAGCAGGTATGGCTGCTGGGCTTGGTATTGATGGTGCTGCTCACTTTAATGGCAAAGGCGGGATTACACTTAGCAATGGTAAGAGTAAAAGTCTAAATGACCTTGCTCAAGATCAAAACAGCACAAACCTCAACAGTCAGATTGAACGCAATTATTCACAGACGCAAGAAGACCTGGCTAAGTACCTTAAAACAGGTGCATTGGCAGACAAGCCTGAACTGCAATTGAAGTTGAACAGGGCTCTTGAAGTGGCAAAAATGATTGCTCAAAAGCAAACAGAAGTGCCAGATCATCCGTTTAATGTTCCTACAGTGGGATTTGGTGTTACCGATGAATATGCTCGAGGTCGCATTCAAGCGGAACAAGGTTTACTTAACGCAAAAGCTAATGACGCATTTGGTAAATGGGCTGCTCAACAACTCAAAAACTACCCCAAAGATTCTGCTCCAAAACCAGCAGAACTTGAAGCTGCTTTTGCTAAAACTCCGTTGTATCAATCTTTAATCGCAGAATACTCAAACAGAGCAGATGCAATTTTAAAAGAACCCCGTAGTTTTGCAAAAAATGTAAGTGTTGCTAACACTGGAATAGGAATGCCTGGTGGAGAAGCCGTTGCTCCTCCAACACCTGCTGCAAATGCACCAAAAAATACTGCTGGCAAAAAACCTAGCCTTTCTGATTTGGCTTCTCAATTTAGGAAATAATCATGGCTTTTGACGAACAAGGTTTTAGAAAGGCTGCGGCTGCTGCTGGTTATAGCGCAGATGAGATTGAATCTCATGTAGCCAAAGAAAAGCAGGGTGCAGAGCCTAAGTTGCCTGAAGCAAATACTTATGAAGACTTTGCTGGCAAAGAAATGGCAAACCAGCCATCTGCTGCAAAACGTTTAGAGCAAAAAGCCTCTGAAGTTAATCCTGCAATTCCGTATTTGGGTGCTGCTGGTGTTGGTGCTTTGGGTGCTGCTGCTGCAATGGGTGCAGGTAAGAAAATCTACAATTCTTTAACCGACAAAATGGCAGCAGATGCTGCGGCTAAACAAGCAGAAGCAAAACGCATTGAGCCTGAGTTAAACGTTTCTAATAAGCCTGTACCTGGTGAACCTACATTTGATTTTTCACCTGTTAATACTCCTCCTGCGCCTCCAGCACCTCCAGCACCACAACCAAAGCCTACTGTTGAACAACTAAAACAGAAGCTAGGCGTTGCTCCTCCTGCTGAAGTCGCACCAGAAGTACCTTTAGAGCCTCCAAAACTATCTGAGTGGGCATCAAAAGGCCAATCTACAACTCCTCCAGAAGCACCTGTTCAACAAGCACCTGCTGCTCCTCCTGAAGCTGTTGCACCTCCTGTTGCACCAGCAGAGACTGCACCCGTCAAACAGGCTCCTGCTACTCCGGAACCTTCTGCAAAAGCAGCAGTACCACCTCCTGTACAAGAGTTAAGAACCGGTACTGGTAAACCTGCGTTTGTTGGTCAAGGTCCTGAAAATCCCAAAAAGTTTAAAACAAAATATGATAGTGTTCACGATGTACCCAAAGGATACGCTTTTGTTCCAGGGGCAAATACTATTGACACTGCAAGAAATACTCTTGGACAAGAAGTATATACAAAAGAGTTTACTAACAGAAATTTTCCTGCAACTAATGAAGAATCTGCAAAAATAAGTGAACAAATTAATCGTTCATTAGGCCGTCCTACTAATGAAGAATTAAAGGCACAAGGTGTTAAACCTCCATCAGGAACACCAGGAGTTGCAAAATTAATTGCTGGTAAACGAATAGTGCAAGTTGGTGGCATTGTTGGTGCATTGGTTGCAATACCTGATATTGCTAAAGCGGCAACTAAAGGGAATTATGCAGAAGCAGGATTACGAGCCGCAGATTTAGCTACCGATTACATTCCTGGCGTTAATGCTGCAAAAACATCATTGTCTGGAATGGGTCTTGGAGAAAGTCCTGAACAACTTAATGAATTTGGTAAAAGGCTAGAATATATTCAACGCACTGGCGGTGGACGAGGACTGCAAGGTTCTGCCGGTGGTGGTCAAGGTTTCCGTGGAATAGCACCTCCAACCCGATAGGACTTGATATGAGCCCAGAAGAACGTAAAGAATTAATTGTCGAGTTGATGGACCAACTCAAAACGGTTAATTCGTTGACCGATGATGAGCAGCGTTGGGTCCGGATGGCAATAGAAAAAGAGGCTCAGTCTATTGCCCTTCGTAAAGCAATCATTGAAAAGACTTTGACTAGTCTGATCTGGATGATTGTTGTTGGCATTGGTTACGTTTTTCTTGATTTCCTTCGGGATCATGGATTTAAGTAACCAGATTGCTTCTGGTGAAAATCCCTGGCCCAACACTCAGCAAAAAATAGAACTAGTTTGTAAAGAATTAAAGCCCGATCAAAAGATTGGAGTAAACGAATTTGTAAAGGATGGCAAACTTTGCCAATGGACACTGGTACTGAAACATGAGCCCAAGAAGTGATAGACCCCATCAGCATTACAGTGGCATTTGCTACGGCACAAGCCGTGGTCAAGCACATCAAGGATGCTGTGGCCTTGGGGAAGGATGTAAAGTCACTATATGGGCAATTCTCTGCCTTCTACACAGCAGCGGACCAAGTTCACTCGGCATCAACTAAAGCCCGAATAGCTGACCTACAAAAAACAGATGCACAAATAAACGCAGAATCCCTCAAGATAGCAATGGCCTCCAAAGCCTTGCGAGACCATGAAAGAGAGTTAAAGGATTTGTTGTTTATGACCGGTAATGCTCCGGTCTGGGAAGAGATGATGGCAGAGCGAGTCCGTATGCACAAAGAACGGGCCGAAATGGAACGTGTAATGGAAGAGAAGAAGCAGAAGGACAAAGAGGCATTTGGTGAGGCAATAATGAATGCCTTGTTATTTGTTGCTGGTATAGCGGTATTGGTCCCTCTGGGTGGTTTGGCATGGCAGTTTTTGATTGAGAGGTAACTATGTTTGAGATACTTTCTGGCGGTATTTTTGGCTCATTGCTTGGTGGCATATTTCGTTTAGCCCCTGAAGTCCTGAAGTGGTTGGACAAAAAGGATGAACGAGCCCATGAGTTGTTAATGTTTGGTCAGCAATGCCAACTGGAAACTCTTCGTGGTCAACAGAAGCTGGCAGAGATTGGAGCCCAACGGGAGGCCACTGTAGACGCAGGGGTGATGAATGCCTTCAATTCAGCCATAGAACAGCAGACAGAGATGGTTAAAGCTGCTGGTGGATGGGTAGCCAGCCTATCCGCTTCTGTGCGTCCTATCGTTACTTACTGGATTTTGTTTATCTGGTCTTTTATCCACGTTTGGTTTGCGTGGAATTCCTGGTTGTTGGGTGATCCACCTGCCGTAGTGTTCAATTTGATGATGTCCGGAGACTTTGCTGCTCTGGTTTCCGGTACGTTGAACTACTGGTTCCTTGATCGTACATTGTCTAAACGTGGACTATGAAACTCGACATAGCAGCAGCACTGTGTAAGCAGTTTGAGGGGTTTAGAAGTAAGCCCTATCTCTGCCCTGCTGGTATACCCACAATTGGGTATGGTAGTACCTATTATGGGAATGGTGCAAAGGTTACGCTATCCGATGAACCGATTAGTGAAACCATTGCTGAAGCATTACTGCTCCACGAACTGCAATTTACTTACCTTCCAGGGGTGTTGCGTAATTGCCCTATTTTGTTAACAGATGAGCGTAAGTGTAATGCCATCATAGACTTCTGTTATAACCTCGGAGTTGGCAGACTCCAAACCAGTACATTGAAGCGAAAAATCAATGAGCAAGACTGGGAAGCCGCCAAGGAACAATTGTTATTGTGGAACAAAGGCGGTGGCAAAGTCCTTCCAGGATTAGACAAACGCCGAAAAGCAGAAGCCCTGCTCCTATAAGGATTTGTATGATTTCTGAAGAACAGTTTTTGGAATCTTGGAATAGATTAAAGTCTGCAAAGTTAGTGGCAGACGAACTGGGCGTTACGGAAAGAGCAGTGCATGGAAGACGTAGGAGACAAGAAGAAAAGCATGGCAACGTTTTACCAATAAACGATCAACGTTGGGTTTACCGGCAGCATATCTTTCCGACTGCATTGGATTTGGGGATAGAAAATGGCACAGTCATCGTTTTTTCGGACGCTCACTTTTGGCCTGGTATTCGTTCAACGGCATTTAAAGCGCTGTTATATGCAATTGAAACGTATGCCCCCAAAGCAGTTATTTGTAATGGGGATGCCTTTGATGGCGCTGCTATATCTCGTCACCCGCCTATGGGTTGGGAAAACCTTCCATCTGTAATCCAAGAGTTAAATACTTGCAAAGAAATGCTGGGGGAGGTGTCAGAAACTGCCAAACAAGCCAGACGAAATGTAAAGCTAATTTGGACATTGGGTAACCATGATGCGAGATTTGCTGCGAGATTGGCATCCAATGCACCACAGTATGTTCAGACCCCAGGATTTAAACTGGAGGACCACTTTGAGCAATGGAAGTTTGCCTGGTCGGTGTGGTTGACCAAGGAAGTAATTGTCAAACATCGGTACAAAGGCGGGGTTCATGCCACCCACAACAACACTGTTGGAGCCGGTACAAGCATCGTTACAGGCCATCTACATAGCCTGAAGGTCACTCCTTATGCTGATTACAACGGAAACCGATTTGGGGTGGATACAGGCACTTTGGCAGACCCTTATGGTCCACAGTTTTCGTACTCAGAACACAATCCGCTAAACCATCGTTCGGGATTTGCCTTACTTACGTTTAAAGATGGTCAATTGTTGTGGCCTGAACTGTTTCATGTTTGGGCCAAAGACCAGGTTGAGTTTAGGGGTGAGGTAATAAAAGTAGGCGGTTATTAGCCGCCCACTCTTATGGACAAAATTAAAACTCGTATTCAATTTCGTCTTCGCACTCGTACCAGTCGTCCGACTCTTCGTCGTACCAGTACCACACATCATTTTCCTCATCGAACCAATACGCCGTACCTTCGTCGTCGTACTCGTACTCTTCTTCGACTTCTTCGTCTTCAATGATCTCTTCAAAACCCATTAGATCAAGCAAGTCCTCGAAATCAAAAACAATAGCAAACGTATACATAAAAACTCCCAAAATGTGGTTACAGCAAGTCGCTGCACCCACATCCTAGCCTATTCTTTTGCGGTTTCCATGTCAGACAATAAGTCCTTTATAGCCAGCAAACATAGTTTTATACGTTGTAATTCTTCCTGCTGTTCTTGCATACGAATATATGAATCTTTGCAGAAATTAGCCAAGTTTTCGTTGGACCAAGCACCAAAATTGGGCAAATCATTCATTACGTTTTCCTATTCGGTTTAGGACAGTTCTCCGGTATGTTGGCAACACACCATACTGCCTGTTCTCGTAATCCCTGTCGTGCTTCAAGCCATCTGTCTATGTAGACATCAGGCATAGAGGTTAATGCGTTTCTAATTGAATCCTTGTTGAGTTTAAGTAATTCGCCTATTTCATTTGCTGTCAGGCCATCTTCGTGCTGTTTAAGCACATTTCTGATGTCTGGATGCCTCGATTTGCTCAATTTGTAATTCCTTATCTTTATTTCTTTTGGGGAGGGGTAACCAGCCTAAATAGAAAAAATCATTCCATGATCCAACAACACAAACACCACCTTTGGTTAACAGGATCACCTTATGATCCTCCGGTGGTCTAGGGTCACCTGCAACTGGGTACAAAAATTCCTGTCCGTCTGCAAAGTAATTCATTTTCCTTTTATCCTTTTGTAGTCCAAAGCACCAGGACGAACGTATTCGTTTTTAGGCGGCTGATAGACCGGTTGCGCCCAGATGTTTATAGAGTTGGCTAAAGCCTCGTTTTGAACCCTTTGACGGCGTTTCCAAGGAGTAACTATGTTTAGCGTCTTACGGGCTGAATCTGATTCAATTTTTAGCGTAAAAGTCACAGCATTGCTTCTTCATGGTTGTTGGAATTAAATGGTAATTTACCTACGGGTTTTGTTGGACGTAATGCAACAGGAAAAGGCCATTGGATTGGTTTACGTTTTTCCATCAGCTTGTCCTGCGCTGCTGCTTTCTTTGATTTGTAGCCTGTCATTTCAACACCACCGCACCGACTAACATCCATACGCCTACAACGATGGCTGCAAAGGCTAGGATGCCTTTAATCTGTTGAGCAAGAAACTCCCAAGTGTCATGCTCCTCCTCGGGTGTTTCATGCGCCATATACGCTTTGTCTGCGTCTGTCATTTGTTGCGCTCCTTGAGCATGGCATCTGCCATTTCGTATGCAAGGCCAACCAAATCTGAATACATGAAGGTTTCTCCTTTTGCGGCGCAACCAGAAATAGCACCTTGCATAGCCAGCGCAGCAAAGTGATCGCGCAGCGTCATGTCCTTGGCGTAGCCGCCTGTCTTCTTCATCCATGTTGGATCAATTTGTATTGTGTCTTCTTTCATTTGTATTCCTTTAAACGTGTTGTTAAACGTTCTATACGGGCCAAATTTAAATCCAAAACAGCAGATGCGTACTCACAAGCGTTTTCAGCTTCCAGCCTGTCAAGATGTGCTTGGGCTAATTCCCTAGAAATTACTTCAATGGGTGTCAGTTCACGCCAGAAATCTTTAAAGTGCTTTAAGAATTTCATGCTTTGACAAACACGCCGTTTTCACGAAGGGTCCCTTTGCGGTTTTTGATGGCATCGTATGCCACTTCCATGCAGTCCACCAGGTTAAGATTCTGCAAAGCACAGTAAATAATCAAGCAGACCATCGTATCGCCAACGGCATCCACGATGTCTTCTCGGTTATCTTTGATGGTGGCATCAGCCAATTCACCGATTTCCGATACAGCTTTTAACAACTGTGTTTCAGGTGTTGAGTTTGGCACGATCTTTCGAGCCTCTGCCCAACGTATTATGTCCATCTCTACCATTGCGTAAGTAGTCATACAATTCTTTCTGGGGGGATATTCCCCCCTTTGGTTAATCTTCTTCTACAACCGGAGCAATAACTTGTGGATTTGCTTGCTCTTGGATTTTCTCAATCAGAGTTTTGACTTGTTCGTAAGGGAACTTAGACAATGCTCCAAGGATTGAGTTAACTTCATCAATCGAAAATACTAAAGTAATCATTTTGCGGTTTCTCGTTAAAAAGTGATAAGGGTTTGTCGTCAAAAGCAGGGTTTGTTTTCAACCATATTGTTCCATTGGAAGACAACCAGGACGATGGTGTCTCCACAATGACTTCGCCAGTTTCAGGGTTAAGTAGCGTGTTCATCAGAATGGCAGATCATCATCTGGTTTTGTTTTGCGGGTAGATGCAGAACTTTGGCGAGGGGAGTCTTGTTTTTCTTTGACTGACAAAGAGAAAAACTTGGTCCCATCTTTCTTTGATTCTTTGATCCAGGCATTTAGCCAGTACTCAGTACCCTCGACATTGATAGACCCGTTGTAATCGGGGTGTCGGTCTTCCTCTTTCTTTGTGTTTTTAAAGAGTGAACCTCGGTTCGTGTTGTCGTAATCAGCCATTTTTTTCCTCATCAAGTTTAGATTTGTACGCTTTGATAGCAGAGCGCACCTTACTGTCAATCTTTAGTGCTTCCCACACTGCAAGACGAACCTCGTTGTCGGAAATGGATTCCCATTCCCCATACATTCCAGCCATGTCACCTTTGGCGTGTAAACCTTTAATGGCCTCCACCACCTGGTCAATCAGGCCGGTATCCATCTGCGGCAGGTCTTCACCGGCATAGATATACAGACCCAATCCATGCAGCGACAATGCTTTGGTCATGCAACGCATGATGGCTGTATTGACTGCAAAAGCATCAGGGTGCTGGATAGCCTTGTTCCGATGGTCCATAACCGGCAATTGGCAGGTTATAGGCTTGTTAAACAGGGTTACTGTTACCCAAACCATGTAAGTGCCGTTAATGTCGATCCAGCATTTGTCGCCAAACATCTGCACTTGGAAGTGAGCATTGGGATCGGCCTTGAGTGCTTCAGCCCATGCCCAAGCCCATGACAGGTAAGTAAGGTTGCCCTTCTTTTCGGTATGCTCGTTTACGTTTAGTTTGAGCAGTGTATTAACGTCCATTGCGTTTTTCCTCTTGTTTAGCGGCAATTTCTGCCCACTGTATTTCTTCATTGATGATGTCCATCTGTTCGCTGGTTTCCAGGTCTTGGAACGGAACAAAGTGGTTTTCTTGGCAGCAGTGGTATTTGTCGCCTTTGGGCTCGAGACAGTAGCAGCAGTACTCTATGTCTTTGAACTCTTCCCGATACATTTCAAATGCCGTTTTCATATTCAACTCCTATACAAATATTAAAGTCTGAGTTCCTCGAGGTGAGGAGCCTGTATCCTAACGCAGATTTCCGTTTTTTTTCTAGGTGTTTTCCCCTATGGCAAAACTTCGTGAATTGTGATATGGACACCAGGCTCTATGCTGTACTTCTTGTAGACGTGTAGACGGATCACTTGGACATCGTCCTTGTATACAATCCCGTTCATTGCATCCAAGAATGCTTTGGCAATATTGTCTATGTCGGGCTTCTTTGTAGGCCATTCCTCGCCTGTTAAACAAGCCGTAGTACGTTTTTTCGAGTAAGACGCTGGTACTCCGACATGGACAATCAGGGTAACACTTAAAGGCGTTTCTAGCGGTTCTCTGGGGAACATATGCAGTCTGGCAGCATTGGCTATGCTTTCCTCATACATCTTGGTCTTGGCATCGGTGTAGGTCTTGGTGAACTTCCCTACCCTAGAAAACCTTGGTCTTCCCTTGCCCTTGGGTTCACTGAGTACTTTAAAGTAGATCATTGAGTAATTCCTGTTCGTCTATTTGTCTCATGTAACCTCTGACTCGTTTATCAAAGTCAAATCCATAATGACGTTGTATAACTCGTATACGTTTTGATAGCCTTTCTGCTGCTTCTGCTTTGCCAACCTTTTCAACGTTGTTGTAATAGAACGGCAGAAGTTCTCGAGCCTCTGCCTTTTCTAGGATATCCCTGTCACTCATAAACGAACACCGGATCGTTGGCATTGCCTAAGAACTGGCCTGAGTCTTTATGCAGCCAAAGGGCAATAGAGGGCTCACCATCACCAGAACCTTCGTAGTGACGTTGTTTGCAGCACTTCAACACTGCATCAAACTCACCAGCCTTGGTCCCAAACTTCCCATTGTTTCGTATATCGTCTTCTTTCGCTTTGTTCCGGAAGACAGTGAATACGTTGTCCACCTGGTCGGAGATCGAGCCACTACCCTTTAAATCGTATTTATCAGGGATGACGTGTTCGTTCTGTGGCTTTCTAACATGATGGATCAAGTGGATGTGGATTTGGTAATCCTTCGCAATTGAGAACAACTCACTGACCAACATCTTCTGTCCGGTCATATCCTCTTCCGATCCAACTACTTTCATCAATGAGTCGATAAACAAGTGGGTAATTTTCAATTCCTTTGCACAGTACCTGGCAACACCAATCACAGTCTCAGCATTGGTTGTGCCGGTTTGATCGTAAATCCACAGATTCTTGGACCATGCACCGAACTTGTCGAACAGAGCATCAAGTACCTCAAAACCTTCATCGTTCTGGTATTCCTCTGTAAACGGATTTGTACCAATGTACATCCGAGACATTAAACGTATTGTCTCAATCGGTTTCATTTCAAAGGATGCCATGCAAACCTTCTCGCCTTGCTTCATCAGAGACATTGCTATTTGGGCAGTGACTTGGGACTTACCATGCCCATTCATTCCTGCCCAAACAGTAACCTCACCTGGACGAAAGTAAAACGAATCATTAGCTTTCTGCCAAGGGGTCCAAACCTTTCGCTCCTTACCAATGTTCCTCATCCGCTCCTTAATGGACGGAATGTACATAGATGCAGACTTTACGTTTGTTACGTTTTCTGTTTCTTTCAGATATTGGCTAAAGTCAATGTTGTCTTCAATCATGTTAGCCATAGTAATGTTCCATCCATTTCGTTTCAAATTTCTCGGGTCCGGTCTGTACTGTTTGGCAAGCAATCACAGTAGTAGCACCATGCTTCTTGCAAGCCTTTAAAAGGGCTTTTCCACGACTTTCTGACTCAGTTGATATGTGGACCTGCGTTCCGATTAAAAACCGCAAATCAAGGGTTTCTATCGCATCACCTTTTACACAGACATGGGGGAACTCTCCATGCTCATGCCAATCAATGTTGGGGGAAGGGAAGCTGTAGTCATCAATAAAGATCGCTTCTGGCATTAAACGTTTTAAACGCAATGCAATGATGTGTTCGTGGCCTCTCATATCAAACCTCTTTTGTAATCAGGAACAAGGGAAACAACTTCATCCTGCCAACGTCCTTGGTTTAACCAGGTAGCTGGCATAGGAATAAATTGTCCGTTTTCTTTTTTCCATTGGTCGGTGTTCTTTTGTTGGGCAATGGCTTTAAGCATTGTTTGCAAAAGTTCGTTGTTTACTTTGCGTTTAGCAAAAGCGGTACGAGCCAAGTCTTTGCCGGTCTTCTTGGGATAGGCTTTCCAAAATTCTTCAAAGTTCTGATTAACCTGCTTTTTCTCTGTCTCTTTCTCTCTCTCTTCCTCTGTCTCTGGGATAGCATCTTGATAGCGATCTGCTAGCACTCCGCTAGCAATTACAAAAAAACCCTTATCAATCAATGGCTTAATACCATCTGAGTAATCTTTTTGGGTAATGTGTAATCGAAACATCAACTCTTCGCAAGAAGCCTCAAAGATGCCATCTTTGGTTTCACTTGCAAGCAACCAAAGCATTGGTGCTAGCGCCTTGCTAGCAATAGGCAAGCATACAAATGCCCTATTGTTTAACAAGTCTCGGTGGAGTTTGATCCAGGGTGGGCAGCGGTCTTTGTAGTGTTGAA